TTTCCCGATGCAAAGGTACAAAAAATAACAGCAATAATCGGTGAATTACTGCTGCTGTTTTTTGCCGACGTCGTTTACATACAAGCTTAAGTATGTTTACGGTCATACGAAATGACTATTTTGTCGCTATTCGCCGTCTTTTTTGGCGGGGGCATCGTCGTTGTTCGGAGTGGAAGAGGTTGTTCACAGAACTATAACCACCGATAGTCTTTAATCTACAAGTTTCGTTTCATGGATAGCTCAAGCGATTATACCTATTTTTGTATGCCATATTATATTATAATTTAGATGATTAAACTTTATTTATCAATACGTTTATAGAAGCTACCAATCTGACCATCTGGTAAAATATCAACATCATAATAATCTCCATTATAGTAATGCGCCATGTTTCCTTTACGGAAAAATCTGTTGTTTGGATATTTGTCTTTATATGTTTGATACTCATCATTCAGATCTCCTAAAACAATATTCATGGTAGCTTTCAAATCCTTTTCGGCCAGTTGAAACTTACTTCTTTCACCAAACTGATTTTCAACAGCAAGCTCTTTTACATGACGAAGGTAGATGTGAAGGAATGATTCAAAGCTCATATAGAGTAGATGCTTGCCTACTATATTATAGCGATGTTCATAAAAATAGAGTATTAAGGGGGTAAATACCAAAAGTACAAAGTATATATATAACAACTATCTAAATAATAGCTACTTACTGAGAAAACGAAAAAATACGAAAAGTACAATAGCTTGTATTTAGCTTTAATTCAGCTTGGATTTTTTGAGTGATGTGAGCGGATAGGTTTAACTGCTGTACGATGCCGCTTAAAAACAACCATACAATAGCCCAGAAAACACCCGCTAATACGACTAAATAGCTAAATATATAGTACCATACAAACACCGCCGAAAAGCCTCTAAAAAGCCCCCAAAAGGAGGGGCTTTTTTTATATGCTTAAGCGGTGCTTAAAACCTCGATTTTGACAATGGAATGCGGAATGGGCTGCGGAATGGGCTGCGATTTTTGATGATTTTGCACCCCTTAAAGAGAACCGATGTAACATAAAAAACGGCGTAAGTGTCCCCGATAAAACAATTATGCGTACAAAATAACCCTTCTGATAATTAGCATTTTAAATGTTTGATATGATTTGAAAAAGAGGGGAAGATGATTAGCGACGAATACTGAAAAGTTTTTTGTATAGTTTGTTAAGACGCGTATCACTTAATTCCTTGAGTGATGTTATAGGATTTTTGAGCTCTAACTCTCGGTTGGCAAACTCATGTATGTCTATACCTAATTGTTTTGCCCTTGCGTTTAGTGAGCGATATGTGTCTTTTCTGTATTGGTCGTTGTCCGTTTTTCTGAGTTTGGGGCGATTCATCGCAATCTGTTTGTCGAGCCATTTAATAGCTTCCTCAAATTTTTCTTTCGGTAGAAGGCTGTACTTGGTTATCTTGAACTTTTTTCTAAAAGAGGAATAGGCAAATGCCTGTGGATTTTCGTATTTTCCCTTTAACTCTTCGGCTATTTTTAGTATCTTAGTCTGTATTTCTGATGCTTGTGCGTCTGTTATGTATAAATCAGGGTCGTATATTACCTCTGTTTTCTTGACAACTTTCTGGGTTGTGATGTAATCGCCACCTACCACCTGAACGTTGTTATTGCCCTTTATTGAGCCCGTTTGTTCTTGCATATTATTAAAGTGTTAGTTTGTTTATTAGTTTCTCTTGCTGTTTTATCAGGTTGCTTATAGTTTTATCTTTTTCGGCAAGCTGCCTCTTTAATTCGTTTATTTCGGCTTTGAGTTGCAGGTTATCCTCTCCTCTCCCCATAATACTACCACCAGTCTGAGTATTGTTGTTTCCAGATATAGAAAGGGCTACAGACGTATTATTCGTTTTTAGCATGCTCCCTTTACCCGTTAGTAGCCATTCGGGATTTATATCATCATAGGTATTTAGGATATTTTCTAAACGGTCTACTCCTATTGTTTTATTTCTTTTTAGCTGGCTGCTAAATGAACCATTAGACATGCCTGTAGAAAGCTCTAATTGTCTATTAGATATGCCTTTAAAATCAAGGTATTGCTTTATTCTACCCATAATATTTTCTGTCATAAATCACCTTTTTAGAAAAAATCTTACAAAATATTTGGCGGTATAGAAAATTTCTTATGCCTTTGCAAAAAGTTTCAGATTAAAAATTCGTGCAAATATAGAAAAAAAAAGGACATGAACGAAATATTAGTGCCATACGGAGTTAAGAAAGAAATAATGGAGGGGCTGGGTTACACATACCCTACTATTAAGAAAGCCCTACGAGGTGAGAGCCAGAGTAAGGCGAGCAAAAAAATAAGACAAGCAGCTATAAATAAAGGTGGATACGAAATTGTCAAGAAGTAAAAAAGAGTAGCTATGTTTGACGTGTATAAGAATATCTTAGTGGTGGAGAGCTCGGCTTTAGGCAAAGACGAGATGAATCATCTGCGTCGCACGGGACAGATTAATATAGTGCGGCGGGGGTGTCGTAACACGACAGCATTAATATCGTATGATAGCCTACCTACACATATACAGGAGCGGGTAAAGAAGGAGACAGGAGTAAAAGACCCATACAAAGAGGTTTACCAGAAGGAGCGTAAGGCATTACTCGAACGGTATATCGAGCACAATGCAGCCACAAGCGACTGGTTCGAGGACTACCGGCTACCAAACGGCAAGCACCTGCCCTCAGAACGGCAAACAGAATACTACACCAACGCCATCGTGTTGGAAGCAATAGATAAGATGCTCATAGACAAGAAGGCTATCAGAGCAAGCAAAGGCACATCGCTAAAAATTAACTGGCGAGAACTCGCCGAAGGCGTTGCAATGCTCGACCGGGAGAAATACCCTCATACGCTACCATTCAATGAGCGGAGATTGCAAGACGCGTTGTATTACTATGTCGGAAGGAAAGCCGACCGCTACGGTAGGACAGGCAACGATAGCCTTATCAGTAAGAAGTATATGAATATGAACCGTGCGAAGGTAGATGACGAGGTAAAGCGGAGCGTGCTAATGGAGCTGCTTGCCGACCCTCGCAACTTCGACAACGAGCAGATAGCACGCCGCTACAATGTCCTTGCACAAGAGGTGGGATGGAAAGCTATCACAGCGTCGGCTGTACGGGTATGGAGAGACAAGCTATCGGTAGAGGTGTATCCGGGACGGCGTGGGGCGACTACGTTCTACAACACGAAGTCGATGCAGATAAAACGGTCTGCACCTACACAACCGCTCTACTATTGGACGCTTGACGGCTGGGACGTAGAGCTGATGTACCAAAAGACAGACTTGGAGAAGGGAAAAAGAGTTACCTCTTACCACAACCGCCCAACAGTGGTGGTGGTACTCGACGCCTGCCTGAAGTACCCGATAGGCTACGCCGTCGGAACTCACGAATCGGTGTCGCTTATCAAGGCGGCTATGCGAGACGCACTGAAACACACGGCAGAGCTATTCGGTAAGATGTACCGTCCACATCAGATACAATCGGACAACTACGGACGTGGAGCCTTGACGCCAATGTATAAGGCAACCTGCACGTATTATACGCCCGCAAAGGTCGGCAACGCCAAATCAAAGATAATAGAGCCGTATTTTGCCTCCATAAACAAAATGTACTGCAAAACACAGCCGAATTGGTCGGGCTTCGGTATTACTTCGAATAAAGACCAGCAACCTAACACCGAGTTCCTACAAAAATACAAGAAAAACTTCCCCGACTACGCTGGCGTATGTCGCCAGATAGAGGCATTTATAGAGGCAGAGAGGGCAAGATTAAAGCAGCAAATGCTCGAACTATGGGCAGATATGCCCGACGGCAAAAAAGTGGAGATGTCGTTCGAAAAATACCTGCTGCATTATGGCGAGAGCAACGGTTGTACACAACGCCTTACGGGCAGCGGGCTGAATATCACCATTGGAGGGCAGAAGGTAGTATACGACTGTTTTGACCTCGACTTCCGCAGACATGGCAATGAGGATTGGAACGTCTTCTACGACCGCGAAGATATGTCGAAAGCCCTCGCCGTAAGCGACGACGGAACGCTCCGCTACATGCTTGAGGAGAAATACGTGCAACCAATGGCGTTGATGGATAGGCAGGCTGGCGATGCCGAGCAGCTGGAACGTGTGAGAGAGTACAATAAGAAGCTGACGGACTACGTGATAGACGTTCGGGCAAAGGCAGCCGAAACACTCAGAGAGGCGGCAATAGAGCAGCCCAAAATAAAGGACACGCTTTCGAAACTGCTGATAACCGATAGCACGGGGCAGCACAAGAACGTAAAGAGCCGCTTACGACTCGAACAGGCAACTGCCGAAGTGGTGGAAGATACGGTATCGGAGCGTAAGGAGTGGCTGCGTCGGAAGGTCGACTTGAGCGAATACATATAAATCAATTACGAAATATAGAAAAACACCCATTTAAACAGGGTTTAAACGGTTTTGGAAAAATATTTAAACACATAAAAAACATACAAAGAAATGACAGAAAAACAAAAGAAACAGGTAGTCGGTGCACTGGAGCAGTATATGCAGGAGCACGGCCTGTCGCAGAACGAAGTAGCCAAGCGTACAGGTGTAAACGTTGCTTACATAGTGGCGATGCGTAAAGGCGAGTACTCGGTAACGGCCAAAGGCAAAGAGGTGGAGATAGCCGACAAGCACTTCGAGAAGATTGCCGAATTTATCGGCTTGGAGGTAAAACAGACCTTTTGGAAGGTACAGCCGACCGAGCAACTGGTAGAGATAATAAGCATCTTGGAAGACGCCCGCGAATATGGCTACACAAACACAATAGTTGGCGATACCGGCTGCGGCAAGACGCATGCAATTGAGCTATTCAGGCAGAAGTTTCCTGTGGATACATTCGTGGTTACCGTGAGCCAGCTCGACAAGATAGGCGACATCTTGGACAAGATACTCGACGCTATGAAGCTGCCCGAAGCGAAAGGCAACGCTAAGAAAATGAAGACTATAATCGGTAAACTTGTAGACCTCAAAAGAGACGGCAGGAAGCCGACACTGATACTCGACGAGTGTGAGTATATGAAGCAGCCGGCACTGTGTGCCATCAAGGAGTTCTACGACGGTCTGCACAGAGCTTGTGCAATAGTGATGGTCGGACACCATCAGCTTATCAACAACATCGAACGCCTGAGGCGTAAGAGTAAGGACGGTATACCGCAACTGTACCGCCGTATCAAGTTCGGAATACGCACGCTTGCACCGATAGACCGCAGTTATACGCTATTCCTTAGTAATATCGAGGATAAGGCTTTGAGAAAATTCCTGCAGCGTGAGTGCGATAACTACGGTGAGCTACATGACGTATTAGTACCGGCACACCGCGAGGCGGAACGTACAGGAGAGCCGCTAACAGAGGATTTGGTAAAGAAAATCTTTAACATAAGATAAATGAAACGAGCCATTACAATACAGAACCTGCTCGACAGCAAAATACCGACACTCGACTTAGACGGAGACTGGTATGACGCCTTCGGCAGCCCCCAGAGTACAGGCTTGTGGCTTATCTACGCTGCATCGGGGCACGGTAAGACTACCTTCATGATGGAGCTTATCAAAAAACTCTCCGAAAGCGGAAAAGTACTATACGAGAGCTACGAGGAGGGCTTGAGCGAGAACTTGAAGCAGACTGTAAAACGTACAGGACTGTCGCAGATACGCAATAAGGTGCAGATAGCCGTCGATAGTGCCGAAGACCTGCGGCGTAGGCTTCAGAAGAGCCGTAACATACGCTACGTAATAATCGACAGCCTCGATATGAGCGACTTTGCGACGGTAAAGCAGGTGAATGCACTCGTAGAGAAGCATCCGAGCAAACTGTTTGTATTGACAGCGTGGGCGGTAGGTAAGCAGCCGGCAAAGAAGCTAAGCAATAGTGTTCTGTTTATGGCGAATCAAAAGATATATGTAGAAGGCTTTCGTGCTTATTCGAAGGGTAGAAGCATGGGAAAAAGGGGATACTATACCATTTGGGAGCAGGGAGCCGATGAGTACTGGAAATTCAAATAATAACAAATACAAATTGATTGACTTATGGCAAACTACCTTGAGACAATAATAGAAGGATATAGAGTAATGGAACAGCTTAAATGTATAAAACAAGCTGTTGAAGACATACCGAAGCGAGATAATGACGCAGATTTTAATGGGTTAAGAAAAATAGCTATTGAGGCACTGAACACCCTAATAAAACAAGGAGAAAACACTATAAACAACTAAACACATACAAATCAATATGGCAACAAAAATTTTTGACCACGACAGGCTATCTAAACAGCTAATCAAGAAGTTCCACGTATTGCTCGGACAACAAGGTCTCGGGCAGGAGGCAAAGGAGGGAATCCTTTGCAGCTATGGCGTGGAACACACGAACGAACTAACTCTACAGCAGCTACAACAGGTATGTAGTTCGCTCGAAGGTAATAGGCGTATGGACGCTAAGACAGACGACAAGCGTGCCGATATGGACAAGTGGCGTAAGAGAGCGATAGCGGCAGCTTTTGGGCTTGCCTCTGAGCTTGGCTATGCCGTTACGATGGACGGAGCGAAAGCGATGATACTGCGTGCCACAGGCAATGAGTACGCCTCATTCAATCGTATACCGCAAACACGTTTGCAGGCTATATACTATGGCTTCCGACGCAATGTAAAGGATATGAACTCGACTGTTCGGCTTGCCGAAGAGATGTTGATAGAGATAAATAGAAAGAATACTCATAATTAATAACGACGGCGAGTAGTGCCGTGGCAGCGGCACGAAAGCCTTTTTTAATCAAAAAAAGAGATATGTATATATTAGTGTATTTATCGGGACAGATAACGGGCTTACACCCGGAGGAGGCAGCAAAGCGTTTTGCGGCTGCAGAAGATGAGTTCGATTGGGATACGTGCACGGTGATCAATCCGATGCGTCTGGTAACAATGCTCGAACGACAGGCGGGCAGACGTTTGTCGGAAGCAGAGATATTAATAAAGGAACTTGAAATCGTGGCTATATGCGACGAGATAGCAATGCTGCCCGGCTGGGAGAAATCGGAGGGGGCTACGGCAGAACACGCTGTTGCCAGGAAGGCAGGCATAAAGGTAACGTATTTGTAAAGGAAACATGCACACACTTTTCGATATTGAAGGGTTTGAGGGTACACCTGCCCCACTAACACCTAAACACCGGTGGTTAGAGGAGAACGGCTATACCTGTCGGCAGTGTAAGCATAGGCAGAGGTGGGAGTGTGAAAGCGGAAGTCGCATAATACAATATTGCGGGGTACGTCGGAGCAATAGAACGGAGAACGGATTATTGCACATAAAGGTAACAAATAAAGCCTGTTATATGTTTGAATTAGAAAATAATAAAATAAAATAGGAGAAATAGCATTATGCAGAAAATTAGTTTTAAAGATAAGTTTGGGCTTACGGATTTAGTACTATCTAAAAAAAAGATACAGACAAGGCGGATAGAGAAGTCTCTTTTATCTCTCCAGACAAAAGAGATAAAAGGGCAGTGTTATAAGTTTTATAATAATAAATTTAGGGAGGTAACAGATGATTTAAAGTATTTAGATACAGCAGCACCTGATAGATATGCAGTTATAGTACGGACAACTGACGGGCAATTGCTTGAATTTAAACCTCAATATCGTATGAGAGAAGTAGTAGCTGTGGCACAAAGTTACCAAAAGGCATATCCTAATGCGGACTTTGAGATGGTGGACAAATGGACATTTATGACTGAATCGGCGGGATGGAAAAACAAAATGTTTGTAAAACCTAACTTAATGCCTCACACTATCAAAATTACCAATGTACGAATTGAGAAACTACAAGATATAAGCGATGAGGATTGTTTGGCGGAGGGGGTTGAAAAAGACCTCGCCGAGGGGTTAGCATTATATTGGTTTCCAGTACACATCGAGGGAATTAGTTGGGAAGAACGGAAAGCCCGTTCGTATGAATTATCAAGGCACGAATATGAGGGGAAACCCGGAGTATATTTTTGGGGAACTCCACAAGAAGCCTATGCCGCTTTGATAGACAAGATTTACGGCTACGGTACTTGGGCAAGCAATCCGTATGTGTTTGTATATGATTTTGAATTGGTAAAATAATAACTTATAATAATATGTATTACAAATTAATAGACAAAGAAAGTGCTCTCTATAAGAAGCTATATGATATGAGGGCAAAAGAGCTCCAAATAGAGAAAGATAATGCAG